TGTGGCCAGGTCTAGGTTCGCTGATCTACGTGAGCAGTTACGAAGTTTCACTGGACGTAGAGGATATCACAAACAAGCACAGACCTTTTCGCCCAGTGATTTCAAAGAATCTGATTTTGACATGCATGAACTACAAGAAAGATTTGTGCGTAAAATTTACAATGAAAGGTTGAACATGGCTTTGCCATACGTGTTTAGAGCTTACAATTCACAGTTAAATTCACAACACTTGGTCACAGAATTCGCAAACTGGGCAGAAGATATCACAAAAGATGATGATGTCATTGATTATCAAAATTTGAATAAATTGATGTCTAAACCCATAAGAGCTGGTCAAGATGGAATCGATGCTTTGGAGGCCATGAGTGGAATCATAAACAGCGATGAATTGGCTAAGTTATTAACCGGGGCCGCTCAGGAATATGGAGCAGACACAGATGTGCGCGACATCATAGATCAGTGGTTGTCTGAAAATGATCCCGATTATGTCAGCAATTATGATTCTCTATCACAGAACCAAACAGATGTTGACCAAACCTCAAACACTCAAGCCATGCCGAATCCTCAGTACCAGCAGGCATCGCCACAAATGAACAAAGAATCTGCATTTGAAGATCTCATGAGATTGGCTGGACTCAAATCTTAAATGATTGGGTATATTTTCAGCATGTTTATGAACATTCATCATTAAACATAATTTATCAAAAACACAGTTGACAAGATAAATAAAACTGTTATACTTTAGACATTAAGGTATATCTTAATTCTCTCTAAGACCATCTTAAAAACGAAAGGAAAACTATTATGGCTACACTGGCAGAAATTCGTGCAAGATTGGCTGCGCAAGATCGCAGCAGCAGTAGCTCCGCAAACAGCGATGGAGCAATTTATCCGCACTGGAACATAGAAGAAAACACCTCCGCCAAAGTGCGATTTTTAGCAGATGCTGATCCCAAAAATGCTTTTTTCTGGGTGGAACGAGCAATGATCAGGCTGTCATTTTCTGGCATCATGGGTCAAGCAGATTCCAAACCTGTGATTGTGCAGGTGCCCTGCATGGAAATGTATGGTAAGGACACAGCTTGTCCTGTGTTGGCAGAAGTCAGGCCCTGGTTCAAAGATCCCTCACTTGAAGAAATGGGTCGTAAATATTGGAAGAAAAAATCTTATCTATTTCAAGGTTTTGTTCGTGAAAATCCCATGAAAGAAGATAACACACCAGAAAATCCCATTCGCAGATTCATCATCAGTCCTCAAATTTATAATTTGATCAAAAGTTCTCTCATGGATCCTGAGTTAGAAAATCTTCCCACTGATGAAAGTCGTGGTCTGGATTTCACCATCACCAAGACCAGCAAGGGTGGATACGCTGACTATAGTACCAGTAAATGGGCCAGACGCGAAACAGCACTCAGTGCCACAGATCGAGCAGCCATTGACCAATATGGTTTGTTCAACCTGGGAGATTTTCTTCCCAAAAAACCCGGTGTCACTGAACTCAAGATCATCAAAGAAATGTTTGAAGCCAGTGTGAACGGCGAGGCCTATGACACTGCTCGCTGGGGTCAGTATTACAAACCAGCTGGTGTTGTGGTGTCTGACTCTCAGGTTGATGCCAATGACACAACAGAATCACAGCCACGATCCGATCCCAAGCCACCGTTGAATTTGGTACGTCCTCGCAGTGCAGATCCAGCACCAGATCCTGACACAAATGAAACAGACACCACTGCCACTGTGCGTGTGCCTGTAAAAAATCAGGATGAGCCTGTGAAAACCAGCACACAGCGAGCAGAAGACATTTTGGCCATGATTCGTAATCGCCAAAAATCCTAAGCAGTAACAGGGACGGATAACTCCGTCCCACCCATTATCTAGGAGTATTAAATGGCCAAATCACATAAGATCAATGAGAGTTATTCATTGAATTTTTCCAGTCGCGAAGACGGTATCGGAGACACAGTCATGGACTGCAATATTAACTTCGACAACCCATGTGATGATAGTGTTATCATACACAGACTGAATACCTGGCTACAGGCCATTGGTAGGACTGAAATTGTAGTACAGCCAAAAGAATATCCAAAAGGAACAAAATAATGGCACAAAGACCTTTTGATTTGAGTAAATTTCGCAAAAGCATAACTAAGAGTATTGAAGGCGTTAGCATTGGATTTAACGACCCTACAGACTGGATTTCCACAGGAAATTATGCCTTAAACTACCTGATTTCTGGTGATTTTAATCGTGGAGTGCCTCTTGGCAAAGTCACAGTGCTGGCTGGTGAGCCAGGATCTGGAAAAAGTTTTATCGCAGCAGGCAATTTAATACGCCAAGCTCAACAACAGAATATTTTCCCCATATTGATTGATTCAGAAAATGCCTTGGATGAAAAATGGTTAAATTCTCTGGGTGTGGACACTGGCGAAGAAAAACTGTTGAAATTGAACATGGCCATGATTGATGACGTGGCCAAAGTCATCAATGATTTTGTCAAAGAATACCGCACACTGCCTGTGACAGACAGGCCCAGAGTGTTGTTTGTCATTGACAGCCTGGGCATGTTGTTGACTCCCACTGATGTCAGTCAATTTGAAGCCGGTGATCTCAAAGGTGACATGGGTCGTAAACCCAAGGCTCTCACAGCTCTGGTGCGAAATTGTGTGAACATGTTTGGAAACTTAAATATAGGATTGGTGGCCACCAATCACACTTATTCAAGCCAAGACATGTTTGATCCCGATGATAAAATCAGTGGTGGTCAAGGGTTTATCTATGCCAGTTCAATTGTGGTGGCAATGAAAAAACTCAAACTCAAAGAAGATGAAGATGGAAATAAAATTTCTGAAGTGCGTGGCATAAGGTCCAGTTGTAAAATCATGAAAACCAGATATGCCAAACCCTTTGAATCAGTGCAAATTAAAATACCATATGAAACAGGCATGAGTCCCACTTCTGGACTGGTGGATTTATTTGAAAGCCGCGGCCTACTGCACAAAGACGGCAACAGTCTACGATATGATGTCAGTGACGGTGGCACAATTAAAAAATTTAGAAAGGCCTGGGAAAGAAATGAAGACGACTGTCTACATGTTATAATGAAAGATTGCATCAATGTCCGTGTGGTTTCTACAACATGTTCAGAACATGTTGAAAATTCTGAGACACACACGTGAGTGATTCTTTAAAAAATTTAGAGGATCGGATTGACAAGTTGATCAGATACATTGATTTGATAGAGGCCAACATAAAAGAACTCAGAGAGCAGATTGAAACCAATGACAACATTGATTCAGTGACACGCACATTAAAACGCATGAGCAAAATTTTAAAATTCAAGGACAAATTATCATGACCATTGATGCAGAACTTTTATCAGAGTGTTATGCCATTCTCAAACAATACATTCCACAGCGTGATCGCCAAGAAGCTGCTGACAATCTCATGAGTGTGCTAGTGGATGTGTTAGATGATTCCGAATTGACCGTGATCAAAGACACAGATGTATTTTTAACACGTGCACACAAAGAATACGTGGGAGATGCTGACGTGGAAGAAGATCAAGATGATGAATAACCATGTGGTACAATCGTGTGACACAGGATGTTGCCAACATTCCTGACTTTATTGCTTACTATGAGGCAGAGCTGGTGTCGGCCAAACAAGAATGCCAAATTTCTGGCAGTGTGGAGCGCAGTGTGAGCAGATTACCCGGCATCACTGAACACAGATTCAACCAACTGCAAGAAATTGAAGCTGTGTTGAATTATCTTAACATACAATTACGTCGCGTGAAAAAACAACAGTTTCAAAAATTTTTGGAAAACTACAATCGTGCTTTGAGCAGCAGAGATGCGGAAAAATATGCCGAGGGCACCGATGAAGTCTGTGATTATGAGACCTTGATCAATGAAGTGGCCTTGATCAGAAATCGTTATCTGGGCATAATGAAAGGTCTCGAAAGCCGTCAATGGATGTCTGGACATTTGATCAGACTCAAGACCTCAGGCATGGAAGATTATTCAGTGTGACACCACTGGAACAGAGAGCACTGGAGCTGTTGGATTTATGGGACTCGATGAAAACACATCGTGGTTGTCGTCATGTGGTGGACATTCAAGAACACAAGGACAGTCTAAATGGTCTGGCCGACATGATCAGACTGAATATTTATGCTGAACATCGTCCAGACCAGCTTGGCATCGTGTGTGATCAGTTTGAATTGGAATATTTAAAAGTCAAACACAAACTACACATTGATCTTATAGAAACACTACAAAACTAAATAATAATTATGCACATGCGTGAATTACTGCTGCTTTTTGAAAATGTGAACAGTCGTGAAGTAGATGCGATAAAAACCGTTTTGGCTGCTAAAATAAAAACACTGCCGCCCAGCGAGGAAAGCATTAAAATATTGCGTGATATTGAAGATCTTCTGCGTCACGTGCATGCTGGTGGTAAAATGGGTTTTATCAACACAGAATTGACCCGTATACAAGATCCCACTGTGTCAGCAGCACAAAGATTGATCGCCAGATATGTGTTGAGTTTAGACATGACTCCCGAACAGCGTGAAGAATTATTCAAGTTATGGCGAGAAGATCGTTTGGTTGATAGAAAAAAACTACTGAGTGGAAAAAAACTCATAATCAGCGATTTTGTCACTGGTTATGATTCTAACCCAGCAATAAAAGAATTAGTTGATGATCTAATGAGTATTTCTTTCCTTGGTCAAGGTAAAGGAGAATTCGGGCTCAGTGTGCTGAGCAAAAATATCAGTAAACAAGAAGGTAAAGGTGACTTGCTAATTGATGGCAAAGACATTGAAGTCAAAACCACAGATGCTGGTGCAGCTAGATTCAGTGACCAAGAAGTCACAGTGGGCTCGGGATATGAACAAGCAGCCATCGACCTTAATAATTTCTTAACACAGCAAGGCTACGTGGTAAAGGGCAGTGGATTGAATTTGCCCACAGCAGTGACCATAAGCCAAGGTCTGGATGCTGAAAAGAAACCCGAATACATAAGATTAGTTAATTCGGTAGTTAGTAAGATTTTTCAAGGCGAGAATGTCAAGCCCATTGTTGATGCTATAGAAAGTGGAAATTTATCCAATACACTAAAGTTTTACGCTGAGACTAATTTCAACTATTATATTAGTAAAAAGAAAGATGAAGGTGTGCTTTACATTGGTTTAGATAAAACACCACCAATGTTTGTGTTTTTTAAAAATGCCAATGATCTTGTAAAGCAAGGACTTAGGTTGCACATAAGCACAGCCTATATCACTAACATCAAAGATGTGCGTAGAATGGCTTACCCGCAGACAGAAATCAAAGGCACAACAAGATCTGCGTCTGGTGAAAAGCTACCTGGTGAAGAGCCAGTGGCCAAACCTCGACCAGTCAGGGTCCCTAATGTAGTAAGCGATAAACCGGTTGATATTAGACCACCCGGTACACCAATACGAACAAGACAAAAAAGATCGGACATTGGTAGAGAAAAACGCTTATAACCATAGACAAAGATTAGAAAATCTATTATAATTTGAATTTTATTAATATCAAGGGTCAATCATGTTTGAATCAATCGAAATTAGACGTGCCACCAATGGCTTCATTTTGGTAATTACCACAGACGAAGAAACTCGAGAGTATGTGTATGATACCAGCCGAAAAGCAATTAGAGTAATTAAAGACTTGTTGGAAAATGATCGTCCTAAAGACAAAGAGTAAGACAT